ATGAGAATATTTCGTCGCCTTCATTTATATCTGCAAGGGAGATGCAATTGATATATTTATTTTCAATGTCATCGTAGCGTTTATTATCCTCAACAAACGCAATATCATTAGCACTTGTATAACCTTCACTGAGGAAAATGAGTTCAAGTTCGATTGAATATCTGTCTGCACCAGGAGCCTTAAAATTAGGATACCCTTGAGCATTATCATAAAGATCATCATCATCAGCTGGTGTTATTATGTTTTCATTTACTCTGAAAGCAAGTTTACCATTGACTAGATAATCATTTTCGGGTTTTACAAGATAGATCGACTGTTCATCACTTAATACAAATTCTCCTTTTACAAAGAATACCCCTGTGTCTACTTTAGCGATAACCGCTTGGTGTGTTGCAACAATGGAACCAATTGAACCACTATTCTGTATTGGGAAAAATGATGTTGACGGCAAAGAGGCTGCACCTGCCAATGAGCCGCGACCAGAAAGTTCAGGGTCAGTCAACTCTTCTGAAACAGGATCTTTAATATCATTTTCCCCTGCATAATAAAGAGCCCCACCCGACATCGGAAATGACTCAATATTAGTAATGATTGGTGGCGAATCAGCTGATTCGTTTTGATACGTATTATCATATCTTATGAAAAATCTTACATTACCAGAAGCAAGTTCTTCATATTTCAATACTGTCGCATTTATGTAGCTTACAACAACAGGACTATCATTGACTTGATATTGTAATGTTGTGAGATTATCGAGATAGTGTGTCCTGTTCACCCCGACAAAAATAGCATCAGACAAATCAACATCCACTGCGTAAATCTTATCATCAAACTGTTTTTCTCCAGCAACAACAGGTGCACCATCTTCAAATGTTGATCGACCCAGAGAATCGATCTGTGATTGAAGCATTGACTGCATTTGGTTAAGCTCTCTAGCTTGAACCGAGACACCTGGTTTATAAAGAATTCTTAGATAATTTTTCTCTTCCGGTGTCTTTTCTCCAGCCACATTCGTCGATTGAAAATCATCGACGTATGGTGTTTGATTGTATGTTGTAATATTATTCGGCATATTATCTTTATTTAATTATAATTGAATTAGAATTGTATGATAATTCTAAGGTCTTCAATCTGGTCATTATTTCTATTAATCCGTCTCCTATTATCTATGAAAAGGACTTCGCCTGTATCGTGGATATATTCGCTCGACTCAATCGATGTGATATCGGCTCCATCCAAAGTAGTGACTGTACCTCCTACATCGATAGTAATATTATTTGTAGTATCGAACGGCAAGAAATTTGTATTATGTTGATCTTGCTGTTGGAAATAAACCTTTTTAGCACCAATATCAACATGAACGATAGAAGCTTTGGCACCTGAAACTTCCTGCTCCATAATTGTTCCAGTATCAAACCCTTGAAGGTTTACATCCTGTGGAGCTAATTGAATATAATCTAAACAATCAATCGCTCCCTCGTCTGTGTATCGCAAAGATATATCTACATTATCAACATCATCGGGGCTTTGGTCTGATCTTCTTGATGGATTTTTAATGATCGAAATCTGTCTATATGCAACAGCCGTGAGTGCCTCACCATCAACGCCTTCAGCAAATCTTGAATGAAGACCCACATATTGTGCTGGAGTATGAGCTTTGATATCATATCCAAACCCTTCAACAGGCGCAACAAGTGGAGTTATCCTAATTCCATCAATCTTTGTTCGAGTGCCTGGAACACTTTCATCATAAGCGGTGATGGATGCTTTCTTATATAATGCGGGCGCGGTTGAGTAGTCCAACGCAGCATATCTGATTGCGTTAATTCTGGTGTCGGTGATTAATCCTTCAATCTCAAAATCTGAGTGAACAGCCCCTTGATCTACAATATTGACATCGGCAATCTTAGCACCGAGTGCATCAATGCCTTCAAGAACAAGAGTAAGACTACTAGGATCGATGTTTGATATTGTTTCATCAATTTTATAGTCATAGATCAAACCACCAGTCGCTGCCGCGGCAGCTGCTATTTCAGTTCCATCCGATAATGCCCCGTCTGAAATACTCACGAATTGATCATTGTCTAATTTAGAATTAGCTGATAGTGCCGCTAAATACACCCAAATATAACCATCGCCCCTATCATTGCCAACCTTTTGATTATTAGCTTGGAATGTTACATTATCAACTTGGGGCTCATTTGTCGACGGCCCCGCAGCATTACTTTGTTCACCATTCTGTATGCAAAGATAAATCTTATCATCACTTACTGCCACTGATGGATAAAGCTCACCCTCAAGTTCGAATGTAAGAGGATCGGTTGGATCATATCTCTTATATCTTCTGCCTGTAGCCCATATATTTTTGGGAATCATTGTCTCCATTGTGTCAACTGTGACTAAGGTCATCAATTCTCTGCGGACATCCTCCTCTTCTGCAAGGGTTACTTGTGGAAGTGGTTCACTGAACAGTGTGCTCTCTTCTGATATAGGAGGGTCTCCTGCAATATTGGGCCAGGGGATAAGTCTTCCGATACCTATGTAGTAATTATTATTGATGTCATCGACGCCAGCCTTAAAATCTCTGACAGCGTTTCTTCTAAATGTTGGGGTTATAATAGCGCTCATATGTTTTAGTTAAATCTTTCTTTGTTTATTTATACAGTTTTTATTAATCATCAAAGCCAAATGTTGTTATTGCTGTGAAGCTATCTGGCGTATCAGATGCTCCTGTTGTGACCTTAACTCTATCGATTGCTTCTGAAGGGCGGGCTTCCACGGTTGCATCAAAGAAATCTGCTTCAACAGTCTTGATAAGTGGCTTGGTTGTAGTTAGTCCATAGAACCTGATTTTCATTTTGAAATCAAGGCTATGAACGATTGTTCTCCTTGTTTCGAAATCTCCTTCGTATTCATCTTGAAAAGAAACACCTTCAAGGATAATTGGCACATCAGTTGATGAACCAGGACCATTCATATCTTTAATAGCCACGGTATATTCTGGCGTAAATGTAGGAAGAATCTGCTCCATAATTTGAAGCGCTTCATCTTGAGTCTTAGAAAGAATATTTAATTGTATACCTAGTGTATAAGGTACACTTTGATTTATGACATCTTTACCGTCAGCGGTATCATTGAAATATATCTTATTGTTCTTATTTAAACTTGCAGAAGAATCATAAGATATATCAGTAATTTCAAAGCTCATCCTTGGAACTTTGATCGCTACTGCTTCATCTCTTCTATCTGATTCTATCCTTGCAAGGAACTTTTGTCTTGGTCCATAAGAGACTGGTACCCTTTCTTCCGTGCTATTATATTTTCGGATGCGAACATTATTAAATATCGTTCCGAACACAGCAACGGATTTTCTTATTGTCTGATTATAAAAATGTGTTCCGCTAAGCATTGTCGGGTATTCCAAATGGGTTTAATTCTGAGAAATCGATGAAATTATTACCAATGTCTTCAAACTCTTCACTCTGATCGGTTCTGTAAGTATCACTGTCATCTATAGGCTTAAAGGTATCAATGGAAAGAATTGGAGTAACTGCACCCGATGAAACATTAACAAGGTTGCCGTCTGAACCAGTAGTAGCCTTGAAGTTGGAATTAGAACCATCGTCGGCACTTATTCCAGTTACATCAATGATCGAGCCCGCGGGCGAACCATTATCACCAATGAGTTCTGCGACTTCACCATTTATAGTGAGCGACCCTTGCGCCTGTGTGACATCATCTCCAACGGCGAATTCTGTTGTCGCGCCAGTGATCAATCGTGTTCGTGCGCCAAATTGGCTTTCGAATGCATCGATCTCTTCAACACCTGTATCGATTGCCTCATTACCATATTCAAAGGCTTCTATCTTTAGTTTGAATACAGGAAGATTTTGTAATTGATAGAATGGTGTTTCCTGTTCGACATATTTGATTTCAAACATGGTGTTCACCATTGGGAAGAAGATAATATCACCTTCTTGTGGTCGAGCCTCGACAGGATTCTGGAATCTACCGACGAGCTGCTCCCATCTCTTATTTGAAACTACCAATGTGGCTTGGTCTCTTATCTCTAATCCAAACTTGGATAGAAGATCACCTTCACCCTCGAAGCCATCGACATTCTCTACATAAGCCTCGATCATGTACGAGGAACCAAATTCCGATAGAGAAGCCTCGTTGAAGATACCGTCTTCTTTAATTATCTTACGAGGAAGATAGTATACATCATGACCGTATATTCGGAGACCTTCGATAATTATATCTTCGTAAATTCTTTGTTCAGAATTTGTTCCGTGACTGAAATATACGTTTCTTGGCATATCATTATTTATCCAACAAAGAAGTGAGGAGGCATCTCGTAGGTGAGTTGCATTTGTTCTTCGATCTTTTCAATATCTTGTACAGCGTCGTCGTAAATTTGGCGACCATTTAAAGTAACTCCACCTGGAAGCTGCATACCTTCAAATTTAATTAAATTCAGGCCCCATTGTCTTTTAATAAGTGCCGTAGTATATTTCTTGAGGAATCTATCATTATAAACCTCTGTGTATGTTTCGGGATCGAGTGATTGATAACCCTCAATAATGATATACGCACCCACAGAAACATTTGCTTCCCAATCAATCTCAATTGATAATCTGTTTGCATGTCTTGTGAATGTTGAGATGTGTTGCATACCACTAATCTGTCGGTCGATCAATGAAAGATATTGTTGAGTCATCTCATAGGTTAATAATCCACCGGCATTCTGAAGATCAAATATATCATTAAGATGAATCTGATAGTCCACTGAGAACATTCCCGTACCAGTTGTTCCACCATCGATAGGAAAAACTCTATTCACAAAAAGCATATCATCTGGTAGCGAGATATATCGATTATCTATATCGTTCTGTGTAACCTGGTGTTTACGATAGGTTCTTACAACGGCATCCGAATGATATTCTTGATAAAATTGAATCGCCTCATCTATGCGATCAGAAACCTGATCTTCGTCTACATTGATTTCGATCACGGGTGCACCCAATGAGCGCATGCAATAGTCAATTAAATCTTGTCTTGAATTTGGTTTAGCCATGGTTTTATTTATATTACGCTCCAAGTGTCACACGAGGGGTGACATCTACCTGTCCTTCAATCACTCGTGTGATGATTGATGGCGAATCAGATGAAAGTATTTCGAGATCATAAACATATCTCCCAGACTTTAATAAGGCTGTCTGTGCCGCGGCGATGTTACAAACTAATTCTCTATTGACACTATCAAGGGTGACTGTAAAATCAGTCTTTGTACTTGAATTATATGTCTTTCTAATCTGTCCTCTTCCTGTATAATTCGTTAGAACTAATGAACCTACTATTGGAGCGAGATCGATTGTGACATTAAAATCTGATCCCTGGTCGATAAATAAATTTCTATATGTAGCCATGGTTCTATTTATATGATTTAATCACATATACATCAGAATCATTTATCATACACTTACTTACAATTGTAGATAATTCACTCATACTCTTCATATAATGTCTAGCATGAGTCATGTAACAGATATCTTTATCGGGTTCACTCGACGAATATATGTTCATTTCCTTTCCGACATCCTCCGTTTGCTTCTTGATATTCTCTAAGATAGTAAAGTTATCATCCTTTACCTTGTCGGAATAGTAATACTGTCCAGTCAAATCATTTGCGCCGAAGTGTAGGGCCACGACAAAGGTTACCTTATCAAATTGATCAGCATTTAGATTATCCCAAAACCCTTTGTACATATTATTGATTGCTTCGAAGCCGGGACAACAATCTCCTTCTCCCACAACATCACCCATTCTAAGATGTACGACCAATTCATTTTCTTCTGGAATGGGATAGTTATATTTCTTTGTGTGTTTCTCTATAAGACTTCTGAGAAGAGCATAGTCCCACTCTTTTTCTTTTTCCATAAGATAATCAAACATTA